GCACGTAACGAAAGCAACAGATTTAACCTAATTGCATGTCCTGGTTATACAGAGGCAATGGGTCCAATGAATACGTTGTCAGCAGATCGTAAAGAAACTGCGTTCGTTATTGGTGATGCTCCACTACGTCTTGCAGCAGATTCCACAAGTATACAAACTTGGGCTGCAAATACAAACAATGTGGGCTTTAACGGTGAAGATGGATTAACAGTATTCAATGAGTACTCAGCAGTTTATTATCCACACGCTATTACAACAGATTTATCAGGTAATAGTGTACTTTGCCCAGGTTCACACATTGCATTGCGTACACTAGCATACAACGACCAGGTGGCATTCCCATGGTTTGCACCAGCAGGTTTCCAACGTGGTGTTGTAACTAATGCTTCAGGTACAGGTTACTTAGACAGTGCTTCAGGTGAGATTGTTCCAGTCGCACTAAGCGAAAGTCAACGTGACACAATGTATATTAATAAGGTTAACCCAATTGGTAATTTCCCTGGCAGAGGTTTAGCAGTATTTGGTCAAAAGACACTAAGCTCAACAGCAAGTGCTCTAGATAGAGTTAATGTTGCACGTTTAGTTGTTTACATCAGAGAAAGACTTGACGATATCGTTAAGCCATTCTTGTTTGAACCAAATGATGAAATCACACGTCAAAATGCCAAGGTTGTTGTAGATAGATTCTTAGGTGGCCTAGTTTCAAACAGAGGTTTATTTGATTTTGTTACAGTTTGTGATACTTCAAATAACACTCCAGCAACAATCGACCGTAATGAATTACATATTGATGTGGCTATACAACCGCTTAAAGCAGTTGAATTCATCTACATTCCAATACGTGTTCAAAACACTCTTGGTCAAACAGGTTAATTTAACCTACATAAAAAGGAGCTCTTTTGGGCTCCTTTTTTTTATGATATTAAAACAGTAGTTTACAAATTTTAGCCTAAATAGATAAATATCTGTATAAGTTAATATGGTTCGTAGGAGAACAAAATGGCAGATGAAATTCAGACAATAGAAACTAGAAGTAAATTTGGTGTACCCGTAACTGGTTCTTCCGGTTCAGGTATTCTGATGCCTAAACTTAAATATCGCTTCCGTGTAAGTATGCTAGGTGGCTTTGGCGGTCAGCCAGAAGCTCGTGCATTTACGCAGAATGTTCAGAGTGTAACTCGTCCAAAGATTACTTATGAAGAAGTAGTACTTGATAGTTATAATTCACGCTCTTATGTTCAGGGCAAACACAGTTGGGAACAAATCAACGTAGTTTTACGTGATGATATTTCTAACAGCGTATCTAAGTTAGTAGGTGCTCAGATTCAGCGTCAATTGAATCATTTCCAACAGACAACTCCAGCTGCAGGTAACGACTATAAATTCGATATGCAAATCGAAGTGTTAGACGGTATTAATGCTGGTGCTTCAGAAGTTTGGTTCCTAGAAGGCTGTTTCTTAACAAACGTTGACTATAGTGAAAGTGACTACAGTGCAAACGATCCTGTACAGGTGACATTGCAAGTACGTTACGATAATGCAACACATTATCAAGGTAGTAACGATGTTAATGGAAGAGTCGAAGGTGGTAATCCATTCCCTGATACTGTTGACCTAAATGATCCAGGCACTGGCGCATAATTTCTTTTAACTTTTAGTTAGAGGAACGCTTATAGGGGAATTACGTGAGTAAACTATTTGATATCTTTGGTTTAGGTACAGGCAAGAAATTTTACTTACGTGACTTCAAAAATGCGTATCATTTCAGACCTGACGTAAACCCTGTACGACATAAGTTTCAGGGTTACGTCAACTTTATTTTCAATAGAGAAAGTCAATTATTCAGAGAGTTATATGCTGATCCTAGCGATGGCTCTAAAGAATTCCGTACCACTCTTAGTACTCTTGTACGCACAGCAGATTTGCCTGCTGTACAGTTTAATACTGAAGTTAAAAACGAATACAATCGTAAAAAAATAGTCAATCTGGGCGTACAATATAACCCAGTAGGTATAACTGTTTACGATACTGTGGGTAATGAATGGCTACAAGTATTAATGAGATATTTTTCATACCATTATATGGATCCCAGAAATAAATCTGGCACTCCTGGTGGTACAGGCGCTAGGGATATTGCAGGTGAAAGATCCAGGATAGGTGGTGCTGAAAATGTAAACGCTAATACATTTATGGCTGAAGATACTTGGGATAGTAACAGAGCAGGATATAATCCAAACGTGTCAGCAAACTTTTTTGAGCGTATAGATTATGTATTATATCATGGGAATAGAGGTGTACAGTATAGCATTATAAATCCGGTACTCACTAAATTTCAACCAGGTAGTATAGATTACAGCGACAGTGGTTTTATGGATTTTCAAATGGAATTTGAGTACGAAAGTTTTACAACACATAATGTTCAAAACTTTGGTTTAAGTGCTGAAGATGTCGATAGATTTGAAAATGTTAGTGCTATGACAGGACCAGCATTTGCTGAGGCAGAGTTACCATTAAGCATGCAAGTACCAGACCCAGATTCAGATTCATCAGGACAAGAACTTAATATGCTTGGAAAAACATCCACATTAGGAGGTGAAGATTCTTATCGTAGTAGACAACCACAACCTACAGATGATGGGACACAAGAACAAGTAGACACTGGTGAAACAGATGAAGAAGGTAATCCAATTTATGAACCTAAACCACCGGCAACAATTCCAGCAGTGTATGGTCCAGCAGTAGATTTTGCATCAGCAGCCGCCGGTGACGGAAAATATGGTTTAGATGATCTAATAGGTGATGTAGCAGATAGTGCATTGACTGCACTAATACACGGAACATCAGTTAAAGACGCAGTTCTTGGTCAAGTTGTGGGTAGTACACTAACTATAGTTCAACAAGATCTAGAGGCTGATGGAGATGGAGATACGTAATGCCTCAAAGTAGTATTACATTATACGATACGTTTGGTAATGAGGTAAAATATCGAGTGACACAGGACACTTTGGTTTCTTATCTGGAACACTCCACTGTTAATTTTCCACTAC